ATTGATGGTGCTGAAGGTCTAGATATAGTAATCTGTCATTCACAGACTAGATATCCAGAGTGGCAAGAAAGAGGAGACAGTGCTTTAGCACCTGTTGGAACTCATATGGAACCACCTAAGGATGCAGTTGAAGAAAGAAATGGTAAATACAGATTATCAAACGGTAATTACTGTGAAAAAACCATGTACTTTTATGCTCTTGCATTAATAGGCAGTGAAATGAGAAAAGCTGTAATACCTATGAGATCATCAAATTTAACTCCAGGTAGAGAATTAAATAATTTAATTCAAAATTTAAGAGTCACAGATGATAAAGGTACTTTTAGACCTGCAGCATATTCTGCTATTTTTAATTTAAAGACAGCAGGAAAAAGTTGGGGGGATAAAAATTGGCATGTTTATAAACCATCAAGAGTTAGAATGTTAGATTTAGCTGACAGAAATGATCTTGATATTTATAAAGAAGCAAAAAAACTTCAAGAGGAAGCTTTTAAAGGTACGACTCAACCTAAGTACGAGAAAGCTGATCCTTCAGAAGAAAAAGATATTATCTAATTCCCTAAGGGAACACTCGCGAAAAAAAGTTGGGCCGGGAGACTGGCCCAGCTTTAAAACAAAAAGGATAGGATGAAAGATTATATAAAATATTTTGCTGGTTTAACTAGAAATTATGGTGTCTGTAAAACAGATCAAGGTTATACTGACCCAGAAACAGGAAAGAAAAAATTTAAACATGAATGGTCTCAAATTAAAATTACCGATAAAGATTATGAAGATCATTTAAAAGGTATTAAATCAATTGGAATACAACCATGTACTGATGAAGGTACAGCAAGATTTGGTGCAATTGATGTAGACAAATATCCAATAGATAAAGAATTTTATTTAAAAATAATACAAGAAAAAGAATTACCTCTTATCCCTGTCCTATCAAAAAGTGGTGGATTACATTTATATGTGTTCACCACTGAATTTGTAAAAGCAATTGAGATAAGACAATTTTTAGAACAAATGCTTTATGTATTTAAATTATCTATTCAAACAGAAATTTTTCCAAAACAAACAAATTTAAAAGGATCAGATGAAAAAGGAAACAAAACAAATGGAAACTTTATAAATCTTCCTTACAACGGAAATGCTCGAAGAGCATTATCTCCAGATGGCACAGAAATGTCTTTAGATACTTTTTTAAAATGTATTGAGTTAAATGCAGTGACTAAAACTCAATTAAATGGAATACAAGAAAAACTTATTTCTCAAGAATTAAAAGGTAGTGGTGAAGAATTTCAAGATGGACCACCTTGTTTAGGTATTTTAACAAAAGAAATGATGAACGATAATAGAGATAGATTTTTATATAATTACATGGTTTTTGCTAAGAAAAAATATCCAGATAATTGGAAAGATAAAATTGTTGAAGCAGCTAGAAATTATTTTAAATTTGATTCTAAATGGACAGATGACCATGTTAAATTTAAAATAAAAGGTTGGGATAAGGAAACCAAAGGTTATCAATGCAATGGAGAATTACTTCAACCTCATTGTATAAAATCAGTTTGTGTAAAAAGAAAACATGGAGTTTTATCAGATGGCAAAGCTGTATGGCCAAGATTATATGCACTACAAAAAATAAATTATAAACCTACACCAGAATGGAAATTTACTGTAGAAAAAGAAGATGGAGAAAATGTTCAGGTACATGCAAAAGATATTTATAAATTAGAAAGTCAAAAAGCTTTAAGAGCTTTATTAATGGAACAAGCTTTTACTGTTCCACCAAATATAAAAGGTAATGAATTTATAACTATAATGTCTACTCTTTTCGATAAAGAAAAAGTTGAAACAATAGAGCCAGCAGAAGGAACTAGCCCAACAGATATACTGTTAAAATATTTAGAAAAATATATTTATGGACCAAAAGCAACTACGCATAAATCTTTTGAAAGCGGTAAACCGTTAGTTGATGGTAAATATGCATGGTTTGTTTATGATGAATTTTATTCTGATCTAAAAACAAAAGAATGGAAAACAGATCCACAAAGAACTTCTTATATGATAAAAGAATTATTTAAAAGTGAGGACAAAGAAAAAAAGGCTCTATTCAATAAAGCAAAAAGATTTCCAGGTAAGGATAAGGATAATAATTATTTTCCTCCTATAAAAGTATTAAGAATACCTTTATATTTATTTGAAGAGAAAAAAGATATTCAAGAGATAATTGAATTTGAAGATGAAGAGGACATTATCTAATGATATATAAATACTATGGTCCTCCTGGCACCGGTAAGACTCATAAATTAATTAATAGAGCAAAAGCTTATGTTAGAATTGGAACTCCTTTACATAAAATAGGTTATTTTGCATTTACTAAAAAAGCTGCAGGAGAAGCTAAAAAAAGAATGCCTGCAGAAGATAAAAAATTAATTTATTTTCAAACACTTCATTCTTTTGCTTTTAACTTATTAAGATTAAGAGAAGAAAATGTTATGCAACCATACCATTATGAAAATTTTGGTAAAAAATTAAATGTTAAAGTTAAATATTATGATAGATATAATAAAGAAGAATCTCATTTTTTAACTTGTGACAATCCTTATTTTCAATTGATTCATAAATCTATAAACAGATGTGTTAATATTAGAAAAGAATTTGACCGTGGTGAACATAACAACAAAGAAGTTGAATGGTCAATGTTAAAACACATTTATGAAAATTATTTAGAGTATAAGAAAAAGAAAAAGTTAATTGATTTTAATGATATGATTGAAATGTTATTAAATGAAGATGATAAAATACCAGAATTTGACGTAGTTTTTATTGATGAAGCTCAAGACTTATCTCCACTACAATGGAAACTATATGATAAACTAAAAGAAAAATCTAAAGACATGTATTTAGCAGGAGATGATGATCAAGCTATTTTTGCATGGGCAGGAGCTGACGTTGATAGGTTTATAAATGAACCTGCAAAAGAAAAAATATTACAACATTCAAAAAGAATATCCAAAGCAGTTCAAGAACAATCGCAAATTTGCATAGAAAACATTTTAGGTAATAGAAAAATAAAAAAATATTTTCCAAGAGATTACGAAGGAGTTTGTGAGGAAATTTCTAATCTAGATCAAATAGATTTAACAAAAAGTAAATGGTTAATTTTAACTAGAACTGTATCTAAATTATTAAAAATAGAAGAGATTTTAAAAAAGAAAAATTTATATTTTGAAAGTAACAGAGGTAAAAGTGTTAAAACTAGATTATATAAATCAATAAAAAAATATCAATTATTACAGCAAAATGTAGAGTTAGAAGAAAAAGATATAAAAGACGTTCAAGAATATACTGGAGATAAAAAATTTGATTTAAAAAAAGATTGGTATGAAGCTTTTCAAAATGTTGAACAAGAAGATAAAGATTATTTATTAAATTTAATGGAAGCAGGAGAAAATTTAGATGAGCCTGCAAGAATATGGACGTCTACTATCCATGCTATTAAAGGAGGTGAACAAGATAATGTAATCATCTGTTTAGATTTAGGAGATAAAATTATAAAGGCAATTGGTAAAAGTCAAGATAAGGCAGATGAAGAGCATAGAGTTTGGTACGTTGGAACAACAAGAGCAAAAAACAATTTATATAAATTAAAATCAAAAATTGAAAGGAAAGGGTACAGATTATAATGAAATGTTTTTATTGTGGAAAAAAAGTAATATGGCAAAATGATTATGATACTGAAGACATAGATCCTGATTCAAATCACAACATAGTTAGTATGTATGACTGTAAAAATTGCAACACTTGGTATGAAGTGTTTCATGATAAAAAGGAGAAAAAAGATGACAAATAAAAATATGTTTAATGAAGCATTTCCACAAGACAAGCAGATAGGGGGGAATCACTACAAGAATTTTCACATTCAACCTTATGAGTTTATTTCTAAGAATGAACTTTCCTTTTTCCAGGGAAACGTTATAAAGTACGTGTGTAGATACTTGAATAAAAATGGAATTCAAGATTTAGAAAAAATAATTCATTATTGT